GTTTCCATTTTTGCTTAATTGGATAGAAGGGGCGAGTTGTTCCAGCCCCTCCTTCCGTATACGCAACTGTAAATAAAGATGTTCTACCTTGCGCCACTACGCACGCTCTCTTGCTGCCTTGTTGCGGCTATCCAGTTTTTGCATAACTACAGTAGCAATAGCTTCAGGGGACATATTCGCACCGTTTATTTCCACGTTGTAGTAGTTGTTTACTGTTGATCCACTTCCAGAGCCAGATATCATTTTCCCCGAAGGCGTCGAAGCATCTCCGGTTGCTCCAGCGCCTGGGACAACGTGCAAATGCCGTTTACTAAAGTTTCCGTGGAACTCAGCAAAGCCTCCACCTTCTCTAGCGATTGTTGCATACTTGCCTAGATTCTGCCCAACTAAGTCGTATGCCCTTCCGGTTACGTGGTCTGAATTTATTGAGCCCAGGTTGGTATCGCGCCAAGCAGAAGTAATTGATCTGTTTCCAGGGACTTGAGAATTAAGTGAAGAATGACGATTCATCGTCTGCGAAAGTCTGCTTGTAGTTGTATCCCCGAATGCGCCGCCACGAGGTGTAGCCGTGTCTCCTTCATCAGGAGGAGGAGCTAGCTTGGTCCCATCAAAAACAAGACCTTTTTTCCACCAGTCAGGAGCGTCCGTCAGCGATGTAAAAAATTGTTTCGATAAACCGGTACTTATTTCAAGCGCTGTTTTTAATTGCGAATTTATCTCGGTTCCGTCCCTCAACGCTTCTGCTACTTCGCTAGAGACGTCATTTAACTTGTTTGATAGTTCTTCTGTAATTATTTTCTCAGGAGGTGTTAGCTTTTCTGTATCAAACTTTAAGATCTTTAAGAATTCATTGAGGTCCTGGTCTTTCAGACTTTCCGTATCGCGTATTTTCGTAAATGCTGCGACTCGTTCTTCTGTACTCATGTTTGCTAGTTGAGTTTTAATTTCAGAGCTGTCTAATTTTAAATTTTGTTGACCAGCTAAACCTATTAACTTGTCTCCAAATAAAGTCGTTTGATCGCTTTTGTTTTTTGCGACTGCATCCATAAACCCAGTAGTTTGATAAAAATCTACTCCCAATCCCTCAAGTGCTTCGCCTTTAGCGAATTGTCCTCCAGCTGTTCCCTGTCCAAATGACTCTTGGAATATTGCTGCCGCTTTAATTGGGTCTCCACCAGATAGTGCAAGAATGTCAGCATAAGATGACTCCATGTAAGCATTTATCTCAGACTCTTTTTCTCCTGCACCAAGTTTTCCTGAATTCAACTTGTCGCTTAAGCCACGTGTCGATTGGTCTATTCGTTGTTGAGCCTCATTGGCCTCGCGTGTTGTTTTGAATGGGTTGGCCCCACCTATAAACAAATCTGTTGCTGCATTTCTCATTTGCTGAGCAGTGAGAACCATAGATAAAGAAAGTTTTTGTACTAACTCGTCATATGAGAGCGTTGCGTCATAGAGACTTACACCTATGCTTCGTGCTAGGCTTTCAAGCTCTGGTCCGGTTTTGCCAAATTGCAATCCCAGTGCTTCCACTCGAGCATCATTTTGCCCTTGAATTCTAGTAAGCGCTCCAGAGAGCCCAGTGTCTCCACCTATTATGCTGTCTAGATACTTTGTTGCAGTATCTCCACTCTTAGTAGTCGCCGCGAGCTCTTCTGGCGACATTTTTATCCCAAATTCTTTTTGTCTGCTAAAAATATCTCTTACCTTGGCTTGCGCTTCGCCCCCCGTTAGGTTAATCGCGGTACGCCCTCTTTTTAAATTTTTAAATTCAGCTTGTGCAGCTTGTAAAGCGGACCCTGTGAGTTCTCCAGTACTTAGCACTCTGGCAAGCTCAAGTTGTCTTGCTTTTCGTGCCGAATCATTTACATTTACATTTTTTCCTAAAATTTCTTTCTCAAGATTACTTATTTTACTAGCAGCATCACCAGCCATCCCCTGGAGGGCTCCCTTTGTACCTGGAGCAAACTGTTCACCTCTTGCAATTTGTTCTTCATTTAGACTGAATTGACGTGATACTTCTCCAGTTAAATCCCCAAAGAAATTCATTAAGGCAGCTTTGCCTATTTCGCCAGCAATCTTCATTTCGTGCTTAGCTTTATTCGCTGCCCCCATGATCCCTCCGACCATGGCTCCCAGGCCTGCACCAATCGCTGCGCCCAATGGACTAAAGAACGCACCAACAGCTGCTCCACCAGCGGCTCCAGCTAAAGCTCCTTTACCTGCCCCACGGGCAGTCATTGCTCCACCGACGCCAGCTACGGCGATGCCGAGACGAGGGTCGAACTGCCCTGCCATTGCGCCCATGGCCATTGCCCCGCGCATCTCTTCTGGTGCGTATTGGCTCGCTAGCCCAAGCCCTGCTCCAACGCCGAATCGCGCACCTCCAGATGTGCCAACCTTTGACATGGCCCGACCAAATTTAGTTCCTTCCCCTCTGTTCAACCTAGCCATATCTCGCCTGTAGCCAATACGAGCAGCGGTACGGCCCATCAGAGTGTTTTGCAACTCCATCCGATTCTGTCTTCTCTCGAATATTTCATTTCTAGCTGCCCCAACGTCGACGTAGGCTCCTTTTCCTCCGTCTCCGTATGGATCGAACGCTGGACCTTTTAGGTAGGCGCCAAAACCTCGAGCAGCTCCATAGGCTTTTTTTATTCCACCTTCAACTGTCGCCCCTGCCAGTTTCAGGCGTGACTTGCGCCTCTCCTGAAGCAATTCACGCCTCATGTCTCGTTCGGTTCTGAGTCCTTCTTTTCTGGCTCTACGGTCTTCAGGGGTTTCATATTTCGACCCGAGACCACCAGTTGCCTGCATATATTGTTCATTCGTGGGGGTTCCGCCAGCCAGCGCCCCTCCGATTCCTCCAGTTATCGGTTCCATCATTTTGCGTATTGGACTCAAATACGCCAGTGGTCCATTTAGTAGGGCGTTCTGATCTGCAATTTGCCTTCTGGCTAAATCTTTTCTTTCTTTAATGTCATCTCCATATTTTGACTTTGTCAAATCTGATGATGCTTTAAGAAACCCTTTCAAACCAGAAAGTGGCATGTTTTTAAGATCGCGGAACCCCATAACTGCTGTCTTTTTTGCTGCTTCCGCCGCCGCTGCTGCTTTTTGTTTGTCATCAGCCGCTCCAGAAGAAAAACCTTTATTTTTCTCTTGCTGCATTTTTTGATCTTTTATAGCAAATGTCTTTGCGTAATTATTTGCTGCATCGGCGCCAGCCTGCAAGCCTCCTGTCGCTGCCGCGGCAACTGCTTCCGCATTCATGGAACCAAAAGATCCTCCACCGCCGCTAGCAAAACCTTGTTGGGCTGCGATGGTATCGCCGCTAGAAACGTAGCCAAGTGGAGTCATGACTCTTGACCCACCGCCGGTTCCACCTCCAGAAAATGCCCCAACCCTTCCGCTCATGCCTGCCGCAACAATCGTTGCTGTTTGGGCTTGTATCGTTACTGCCTTGCTGAATGATCCAAGCACGGGAGCCATACGACCACTCGTTGCGCCTAATTTTGATCCCAAAGTCTGCATCGCGATCAGGGGGGCTAATGCCATGATGAAGCTTTTCCCGGCACCGCCTGTCAAGAAAGAAGTGACCATCTTGAAAACATCGCCAAATCCTTTCATGACATCATTTATGAAAGGAGCGATGGTTTCAAAAATTGAACGCATGTTTGCTAAGGCGCCAGATATCACGTTAATTATCGCAGCAATATTTGTTCCGAATTCTTTAAAGTTTGCTTCGTTCCCTATCAGTTGATCATTAAAATCAAATATTTGATTTAAACCGTCTTTTATTGCTTGCCAAATTGGCGAAAGCGCATTGTATAGAACGCGTGCCCCAGTTATTAGTGGACGCAGCCGGTCTAAAACAATGTTCCATCCGCGTTTGAAATCTTCCATCCATTCGGAAATACGCCCGAACATACCAACAGTCTTTGGTAGATATTCGCGCATGAGTTTAACCATAAAATTACTTATTTTGTCAGTTGCCGTAACGAAGCCGTCTATCATCCCTTGCGTTCCGACAGTCTGCATTATCGTTGCTTCGATGCGAGTTAAGTCTCTTCTGATGATGTCAAATATTTTTTCAAAAGCAACCTTGAGTGGTTCAAGAAACTGATCGCCAAAGTCTGCAAACTCAACACGTATGCGCGTAAAGTAACTTTTAAGCTGCCCTATTAAAGTATTGTTGATTTCTCCAAATTGGCCAGACACTCCACCCTTCTTTGCAAGCTGACCGCTCATAAGAAGTTTTTCAAATTCAGCTTTAGTTTTTACATTTGCTGTCTTTAAGGCTTCTTCCATCTCAGGACCAAGTTTTTTGGCCTCGGTAATAACTTCTGATATGTTTTTCTTTTTGTTTGACAGCATTTCAATTACTACTGCTACTTGCTCTAGCCCTTTTGCAGGATCTTGTCCGGCTGAGCCGAAGTCCATAAGAGCACGTATCGTCGAAGTGCTTGCATTTATCTGCGCTACGTTCATCGACTTTGACATAGTGCCATATGCTTTATTGAGTGCTTCGACTCCGAGAGTTGCAAGACTTGCGTCTGCTTGAAGGTTTCGCATCCCCATTCGCGTTTGATTCATCCCTGAACCGAACTCATTCGCCCCCTTGCCTCTGTAGGCGAACATTGCTGCCTGCTGCTCGCGAAGAGCAGAAGAAAATGCCGCTATAGCCATAGTCGCTGCTGCCGCTCCTCCGGCGACAAGTTGCATGGCTCCTCGATAGGCTTTCATAGCAAACTGCCCGAGAACAAATGTTGCGTGGACACCCATCATTGCGGCTCCGAAAAGCCCCATTTGGGCGATCACCCCTTTAATGGCAGTCTTCAAAAATCCCGTGAGGAACTTTCCTGTCATTTTGACCGCGCCGTCTATGAGATCAAAACTCTTTTTCCATTTACTGGCAAGTTGTCCTGCTGCTGCGGATCCACGAGATGCAAATCTTTCAAGTTGCTGACCGCTGGCGAACCTTTTTTCATACTTGTTGAGTAACGCCATTTTAGCTATGGCAGTATCAAGCTGACGCGTTTTGGCGTCAAACTTAATTAGTACATTTACCTTCTCGTCTGCCATTACTGCTCCGTGTGATTTTTAGGTCACGTGAGTGTAAGGTTTTGCCGAGCTATGAGGATTACCTCTGAGTCTTCGACTTTCTCTCTTGCTCTTCGCGGTCGTTACTAATTACTTTAGCACAAGCAAAAAGTATAGCCCAGTTAGTGTCGTCAAGATCTAAAAGATCCAATGGATTAACGTTAAATAGCTCAGCAAGTCTTGCGGCGGATTTAATGTAAGAGTCTTCGACTAGTTCGTCGAGGACTCCTTCGTAGGGTCCACAGCTGAAACCGTATCCGAGTAACCGGCAGCGTCAAGAATCGCCAGAGCGGCTGATTCAATATGAGGATCAACCCCAAAAAGTGCTCTTACACCGTCCGGCACTGGTCGAGTTACTTCGGTCATTTCCAAAACTGCGGGATGAGCAAAAGTCAGGTTGTATCCGCTGTCGTCGAATATTTCCTCATCATCCATGCAAAAACCAATTGTTGTATGTCCTATTACTAGACATGCAAATTTTGTTGCATCTAAGCCGCTACGCGAGTCTTCGCCAGCATTTTTGCGCCAGTTTTTCATCTGAGACTGAGTGATATTCGGGCTAACTCTAAGGCTCACCCCAAGACGCTCTGGAACCGGGATCAGGACAATAGGGCGCTCAACTTTTTGCTGAACTACAGTTCTAAGCCGATTTAATTGAGTTTCCTCTTTGGGCTTCTCCAAGATGGAGTCGTCTCGTGTTGATTTTTTTGAACGGCCTGAGTCGGCATCGTCGTGTGTGTAAAGCGAGTTTTCGGTCATGCGCCTTAAACTAGCACAGTTAATTTGCTGAAGGTGTAACTAGTTATATTAGTTATTATTTAGGTACAGGGTTCTGAACATCCGAAATTGCAAATGTCAAGGCAAAAGTTGCCGGAGCGCCAGAAGACGAGTCGCCTTCGGCTTCCGTGAGCCCTACGAGGAGTGCATTGTAGTACAAGCGATCGAGGGTCGGATCTTTAATGTCGCAGTCGTAGACCGAGACAGTAATGTCATAGTATGCAAGACCAACGTACGGACGCAGTTTTTGAATTTTGTTCCCAATACCTGCTTCACCCAGGTCCTCAGTCATGTCGTCGTCGTAGTGCGCAGTGAGCGTAATATCGCCTATTTCCGAAGGGGCACACAATACGGTCGGACGTGATTTGCCACCTTCGTAGATTTTTTCTACTGAAGCGGTTATTTCTCCACCTGAAACTTGCGCAAACTTAAAAACACCCCACTTCGGAAGGTTGGTTTGTATATTGCCCTGTTGTTTTGAATTGCTGGAAAAAGTGCTCGGTTCCATATTGGCGAGTACTTGTCTTTGTGCGATCTTAGCCATTTAGCTTCTCCTCCGATTAAACCACTGAAGCGGTTAGGTTGGACTTAATAATGTCGATTTCAATTTTGTCGCCTATTGCGCTTACGCGAATGCCGACTCGAGCTTTGATTGTTCCACTTTGAAGCTGCGAAACAGGGTTGATTGTCCTGTCGCACTTTACGGTGAATCCTGGATCAAGCAGTGTCCCATTTGCAGGATTGAAGGCTGGATAAAGAGCCCCAATGTCTCGCGCATTTGCGCAAATTGAAAGCAATTTTGCCTCGACTGCTGCAAAAACTGCACCTCTTGCATCGATCGGGGTGAATAGCAAGTCCTCAAGAGACAGGTACGCAGCCGAAACGATGCTGTTAACGACGTCCTGCTGAGTTATGTACCGGAAGTTATCTGTATCTGAAGACAACGACCGCGCACCATAGATGCGAACCGAGTTCTGAATTCCTCTGATTGAGTTGACAAAACCTTCGTCCAGTTCATCTCCAACAGCTTTTGTGACTTCTGTAAAAGTGTTTAAAACAAATCTAGATGCGGAAGTTAGCCCGGCATAAGGAGCGTGAGGACCAGTTCCGTTATGTGCACGAGATCTTGCCCCAGCGACATATCCTACTGGTGGGATTGTTCTCGTAACTCCCTGTATAGGGGTAGGAACCACTACCCAAGGATAGTACAGTGCTGCGTGTTCTGCGAATTCATCAGCTTGAATACTGAGAGCCATCGCTTTAATTTGTGCAGGGGTGTCGCCTTGTGGCCCGTAAAGCAATGCAACCCTATTGTAATTATTGGCATGCGTTACAAGTCCTGCAGCGATTGCGTCGCTACTCGAATCAGCGGCAATCACTGCTCCGGTTCCAAAAGAATCAGAAAAGAGCTCAAGCGCGGCAAGGTGGGTTGCGTCGACCACCGTTGCTCGGTCATCGGTTCCGGCGGGTAGTGCCGTTTTCGCAAGTATGCTTGGGATTCCTGAAGTACTGACCACAGAGGCTGAAACGTATCTTGTGGCAACTGCTGATGAATTTATTCTTCCAGCAGCTTGAGAAACTGTCGACACAACACCCGTGGAGTACTTTATCACATCATCGTAAAAAACATTTATTCTAAAAGTAGTTCCAACTGTTGGCTGCTCTACCTGAATGTCAACGTTGGCACTCCAGGCGCCAGGGCCATTTGCGGTAAGAGCAAGGACATTCACTGAGCCGGACTGAAGCGTCAGTGACCCAGCGGAGGCAGAGGTGCCCACCGTTCTGGCTACGTAACACTGCGTGCCGCCTTCTTCAAAGAAGGTTTCGACAAGTGGATGAGTGTAAGAATCTGACTCGTACTCTCCGTACACGTCTTCGTACTCCGCAATGCTCTGTATGAGCGTGGCAGTATCAGAGGGACCGCGTTCAGCTAAGCCAACGATAAACAGCTGTGATGACTCACGTACTGTCGCCGTTGAAGGGCCTGTTCTAATTGATGTTGAGATGACTACGCCTGGCATAGGACCTTCCTGTTCTAGGGGGAATCCCGTACTGGTTTTAATTGTACAGAGCGGTGATGATTATTTTATGCAACTATCTATTCGTATTTTTTGAATTAGTCATTAAATATTGGCAGTAGACCACCAATAGAAGCTGTCTGTATTCCGAAGTCAAATGTTGCTATTGTTCCGACGTCGAGTCTTTCAACAACTTCGTCAATTTCAAGGGTATATCCTAGGAAGGCTCCGGCCATGTACCTTTCGCCTTTTAGTAGCGTTGTATCGGAAAATTCTTCACGAATAGTACCCTCGTCAATAAGAATTCGGAAATTTGATCTACTATCGAATGCCTTTAGGCAGGGATAGTCCAGTATCGATGACCTAACAACGGTTATCATTCTGTCCCTCATGAGGCTGCATTCCTGGGACCCCTCGGTGCGAATCCATACATATGTACGCATAGAATAAGAAACTCGATAAATAGGATTGTTATTTTCAAAACCAATACGCTGCATCTGATTTGTAGAAAGAACAAGCGTAACTATTGATGGCCAACCATCTATTGCCAAAGGTTCGTGGACAAGATATTGCTCTGGGTCTGGGAGCTTTGTGCTATCTAGATTCCACCCATTGCGATATGTAATCAGCCGAACTGGGATGTCGGTTGTCAAATACTCATTGACGTAACTTTTTGCAGCATGAGCACCGTTCATTAAGTAAATCAAGCAACTAGCTCCCAAACTTTATGAATCGAGCAGTTTGATCCGCTAGATCTTGATCAAAATTGCGAGGTACGAATATTATTTTACGTGCAGGCATGTTTTCGGTTCCGTACTGATGGAATTTAGGAATTTTTCCGACGACTGCGAATTCCGCTTCCATATCGTCAATATTGCTCGCTGAATTGCTGCTTATGTTTGATACCTCTTTGAGCAACCCGCCAGTCCTGACTAGGGTCGGAGCTCCAGGGAACCTCGTAGCCTTCCACGCAGCGTATGCCGGGTCCAAAGGTGGCCAGGCTCCACGGAGCATGGCCATTGCGGAGAAACTCCCCATTGTAGAAAAATTAGCTGAATAAGCTCTTTCAAGTTTTTCTCCAGCCCATCTTAAAACTGGTTTGAGATTCTTTGCTCGATCACGCATTGCCTTGAGTCTGTCTTGGGCTTCGTCGTTATCGACGTCAACTGTAATTATTACATCAACTACATTCCGGCCAGCCACGTTTAGATCCTCGATCGTTTATGTTTACGGACCGATGCAAGCTCCGTATCAAGGAAGCCAGTTATCAATGGACCAACGTTTCTTGTGTTTAAGTCCTTTACGCCAACTACGTCGTCATACATGTTTTGCATTTCTCGAGCCGCAGCACGCAGTATTAATAGCTTGAAAATTGGGATCGAATCCCCATCCAGTCCTGCTTCGTATGTTATTTCAACCAAATCGTCTGCATAGCCATAGTAGTAATCAATGCCGTATTTTCTCACAACGTAGTCGGTGTCTTCGACCAAAACTCTTTCTGAGCCAAACAGGGGCGTCACTTTAACTTCGATTATGTTTGAT